CATCGGCGTGGCCATCGGCACCAAAGACAAACCCGAAACCATGTGGGTGGACTGCGCACTGTGGGGGAAGCGGGCAACCAGCCTGCAACCGTACATGGCCAAAGGCCAGCGCGTGACCGTCAGCGGCCCGATCAAACTCGAGGAATACAAAGCCAAGGACGGCACGCCAAAAACGCGCCTGCGCATTTCTGTGGACCAGATAGACCTGCCTCCAAAGGGTGACGCGCCAGCACGCCCACAGCAAACGCAACAAACGCAACAGCCTGCCGGTGACATGGCAGACATGGACGACGACATCCCATTTTGAGGTACCCAATGAAAACCTATGAAGACTTTGTGCGCATTCGTGGCTGGGCGCACCAGCGCAACCTGGTGTCGGGTAGCACAACCGACAAGCAGTTCACCAAACTGATCGAGGAAATCGGCGAGTTGGCCGCAGGACTGGCCCGCAAGGACACGGTCAAAGTGATGGACGGCATCGGCGACGCCGTGGTGGTGCTGACTATCCTGGCCGAGCAGATGGGGTTCAGCATCGAGGCCTGCATCGAGATGGCCTACGACGAAATCAAGGACCGCAAGGGTCGCATGATCGATGGCGTTTTCGTGAAAGAAACCGACCTGTAAAAAAACGCTTGACACCTCCTCTTGGTATTGGTTTAGAATTAGAAAACCATCAACCAAGAGGAGTGTTAAATTGGATTCCCCCCGTATCAAAGCCGCCAAAAACGGCGAGCGCAAGTACACCGGTAAGCCCTGCAAAGCCTGCGGCGAGACACTGAGGTACACCATCAACGCGGCCTGCGTTGCATGCACCAACAAAGCCAAGGTCAAGAGCGATGACACGATCCGCTCATTGCTTGACCAGGCCAAGGCAGGTGCGTGATGCACTTCTACTCATTCAACATCGGCGACTACATAAGCCACACCCGGCACCTCACGGTGATTGAGGACTGTGCTTACCGTCGTCTGCTCGATCTGTACTACCTGCACGAACAACCGTTGAACGAGTGTTCAACGACCGTTGCACGGGCGATCAACATGCGCGATCACGAAGACGAAGTCGGTGCTGTTCTCGAGGAATTTTTTGAACTCGTCGAGGGGTCTGGGTGGGTCAATCGCAGGGCAGATGAAGAGATTGCGAAGTACCACAACAGGCTGGAAGCCGCATCCAGAGCGGGTAAGGCATCTGCCGAACGCAGGTCCAACGCTCGTTCAACGACCGTGCAACCAAACAATAAACAAGAAACAGTAAACATAAAACAAGAAACAAAGATAAGTACAAGGGACAAGCCCTTGTCCTGCCCTGATGGCGTATCGCCTGAAGTCTGGGATGGATTCACAAAAGTCCGCAAAGCCAAAAAGGCACCAGTCACCCAAGCGGCCATGGCAGGCATCGAGCGCGAGGCACGCAAAGCAGGTTGGTCACTCAATGCCGCATTGACCGAATGCTGTGCAAGGGGATGGGCAGGGTTCAAAGCAGACTGGGTCAACAAGGACCAGAACAGCAACAAGACTCAGCACCAGATCAACCAAGAGGGTATTGCCAGATCCCTTGGACTTTTACCGAAACACGACGAATACCAAGGAACCATCATTGAAGGGGAAATTTATGACACCGAATCCAATACTGCCAAACGCCTGGGTTGAAAAAATATTTGCCAGGCTCCAAGGAATTTATGGCCGAGAGTTCACTGGGCAATACAGCACCGGCATGGTCAATGGCATTGACGCTGGACTTGAAAACGCAAAGGCCACATGGGCTGAAGAACTGGGTGGGTTTGTGAAATGGCCAGAAGCCATCGCATACGCACTCGAGCACTTACCTGAACGCGTGCCCAACTGCATCAAGTTCAAAGAACTGTGCCGCATGGCGCCAAGACCTGAACCGCCGAAGTTGGAGCACAAGATTTCTGAAGAGCAGATGGCGATCAACAGAGCCAGGGTTAAAAAGATGATGGATGAGTTACGCGAAAAAATGGCAATGCCGAAGGAGAAAACATGAGAGCGATCAAAACAATTTCGATATGGATTGCATTGCTGGGTGCATTTGCATTCGTCAACCAGATGGACTACGACGATGCCATCAAGGCAGAGCAACATTACTGCGACATGGTGCGCGATGGCCACTGGCCGCATTACAACAAAGACATCGACTGCAAGATGGTGAGGGGGATCAAACTGTGAGTATGACTATGGATAAATACGAATGGTGTTTAACATGACGCCGCTTATCACTCGAATGGTTAGGTTAACGCCTGACCCAGAACTGGCTCAATGGTTTGATATGGGCGACCTGTCCACTCGTCCTGAAGGTCATGTGCCTGATGTTGATATGTTTCGATTGCCCTACCAAAAGGTCAATGTTGTCGGTCAACAAAGCAATGGCACTGCGCTGGTTTTGCACTTACACGCACCTGACGCAGAATCCTTGTATGTAACTGGTTTTGTGGTCGGCGCAGGTAATGCGTGGCAAAACGCCATTGAGCCTTGCAAAGTGGTGTTGACTGATAAGGGTTTGGAAATCTCAACGCCCAATGGAGAGCACCCAACAACAAACAGCGAGTGGAAAAGTGTGTTGCAACATGTCGAAGATTTTTTACTGTTATTGCAAACCGAAACCATTGCTTATGTGCCAACCATAAAAAACTCATTTACGAACCGCAGAAAAATCAAAGAAGGCAAGCAACCGACATACGACTGGCACACAGTCGTCATTGAGCCACCAAAGCCAAAGAACGATCCGCAAGGTGGCACTCACGCAAGCCCACGCAGACATCAATCAAGAGGGCACTGGCGCACATACAAATCTGGTAAGCGTGGTTGGGTAAGCGAGTGCTGGAAGGGTGATGCAAGCAAAGGAACTGTGTTTAAGGACTATCAAATTAAAAAGGAGAACACATGAGCAACATAGACAAAGCCGCCGAACACCTGGGCGCCAATGCACTGAAGATGATCAAACTCATTTTGCTCAAGCACGACGCCGCGATCATTGAGGCCAGTCAAGAAGCAATCGAAGCCGCAGTTCTGGCAGAGCGAGAGGCATGCGCGAAGGTGTGTGACATCGTTGCCGACCAAGCCGCGCAGGAAGATGCCTTCTGGGGGATAACGGCCGCTGAGAATTGCGCCGACGCCATCCGCGCAAGGGGGCGGGCATGAGAAAGCGAAGCAAGTACAGACCAAAGCCTGTGCCTGCATTGCCAAAAATTTTTCGACACAACAAAGAGTCGGACATTGCATTGCAGTTGGTGCCGCATCAAGAACTCGAAAAATTCAAAACAGGCGAGGCAGATCCTGTCACATGGAACACGGTGTGCTTCAGACTGAACTGGGGATATGTGATGTCTGGCGATCACTTTGATTCTGTCGAGGCACGCGAACTGATGGAGCAGTCGCTCAAGGCAATTCGATCAGTGAAAGACAGACACGATCGCACGAGCAAGTGGGGCACCACAGGTGAGGAGTTCAACATCATTGGACAGGCGCTGAACCTCACCGATGAAATGCAGATGAACACAACCAGGAGACAGCAGGAGGATTCATTGAACACACTGCTAAGACTGAACGAACTTAGAAATCGAGGTGAGTTTTGACATACGGCAACGCAAACCAAAACTACCAGGACAGGCAAGGCGTCGGCGTCAACATTGGCGAGGAATTGTTTGAGCAATGGTGCGAGCGCAATGGGTGGAACTGCACGCGCCTTGGCTTTGATGAGAAGTTCGCCAATGTTGGTGCGTTCTACAACCTGAACCCGGTGCTTCGCAATATGCCGGACTATGTGATCCAGCGCGATGAGCGGACCTTCGTGGTCAATGTCAAAGGCACGCCGAACATCAAAGAAAAAGAACGCATGCTGTTGCCGCAATTGATCGACGCATACTCAACGCAAAAGGCGCCGTTGATCTACATGTTTTGCATTCGCAATCAGCGCATGAAGTTTGCCGAGGCAGAGCACATCATCGAACTGTATGACATCGAGTCAGACAAGCGATGGCCAGACGGCGTCGTGTATCGAACAATCAGACTTGAATATGTGAGGTGATCATGGGGCAGACATTGATGTTTATTGGGGCCGTGATGATTGGCATGGGCATTGGCATTGCACTGTCAGCGGCCATTCTTGTTTTTTACTTGAGGAGAGAGAGATGAAATTTGCACGAGTGTTTGATGTGGCCAGGTATGGCCAGATTGTGATGATCAAAAAACAAAACGATGAAGGTGCGCCTGAGTTGAGATTCTTTTGCCAGCCTGATGGCT